CGCTTTCTTTAGGAGTAAAATATGACCACGAGAGAAAAACTTGAAAAGGTCCTCGAATTTATCATAAACGAGGAAAATGAAAAGGCCAGCGACCTCCTTCATGATGTATTTGTGGAAAAGGCTCGAGGCATTTACGAAGAGATTGCAACCGAAGACGAAGATCTTGAGGAAGCAACTGAAGAAGAAGTCGAGGAAGCAAAATCCGACGACGATAAAGAAGACAAAGAACAAGTAGACGAAGCAGACATTCAAGATCAATTTGCAGACGAAGTCGAAACCGACAGCGAACAAATTGACCAAGAAGAAGTAGCCGAAGAAGATCCAATGGCTGACGAATTACCTATGGATGATGAAATGGGTGATGAAGCAGGCGAAGATCCTGTAGAAGATGCTTTTATGAATGTTGAAGATGCTTTAGACGAACTTAAAGCTGAATTTGCTCAATTGATGGGTGATGAAGAGCCTATGGATGATGAAATGGGTGACGCACCAGTTGATGACATGAGCGACATGGTTGATGCAGAAGAAGAAGATGCATTAATGATGGGCGGCAACGACGAAAAGCCAGTAGAAGAAGAACTTGATTACGAACAAGTTGGTGAAGGTGCAGTAAATGTTCCAGATCCAAATATGAGCGAAACAGGTTTTGCAGCCGCTGGTGGATCTACCGGAGCAGTAGGTAGTAAATCCCCTGTAGCAGGTAAAAATGATATGGGCGGAAACGTTGTTAAAGTTAATGATGGCTCTGAAGGTGATCATGGCGACAATGCTGTTAAAGAAGATAACGCAGGGAACGTAAATGTACCAGGCGGAAAAGCTGGAAAAGCACAATCAAACGTAGCCGATCCAAAAAACAGTGAAGAAGCAAGTAATAAAAAATCACCAATAGATGGTTCGTAAGGAAAAAATAAATGGGCGTAACATTAGTAGAGAAATTAAGTTTTGATCAAGCTAATATACAAGTAGAATCCGTTGAGGATAATGGAACAAAGAATCTCTTTATGAGAGGTGTCTTTATTCAAGGTGATGTTAAAAATCAAAATCAACGGGTTTACCCAATTAACGAAATTAATAAAGCAGTAAAAACGCTAAAAGAAAAAATAACCTCAGGGTTTTCGGTATTAGGAGAAGCCGACCATCCAGAAGATCTAACAGTTAATTTAGATCGTGTTTCCCATGTAATAACAGAAATGGATATGCATGGACCAGATGGAGTAGGAAAACTTAAAATTTTACCAACACCTATGGGGAATCTAGTTAAAACACTATTAGAGAGTGGTGTTAAACTAGGAGTTAGTTCAAGGGGATCAGGAAATGTCAGTGAAGGTGGAAAGGTCTCCGATTTTGAAATTGTGACAGTTGATATTGTCGCACAACCGAGTGCCCCTAACGCTTACCCGGATCCAATTTACGAGAAGCTGGAAAATTACAAAAAAGGCGGATCATTGTTGGAATTAGCTGAAGCAGTTAGGTATGATAAAAAGGCACAAAAGCACCTTACTAAAGGGATTACTAATTTTATTAGTGATCTTAAATTTTAGGAGAATTTAATATGGCAGACGCTTTTGAAGAACTATTAGGTGGAGACGTCCTGTCGGAAGATGTTAAAACTTCGTTAACGGAGGCTTGGGAAAAGAAATTGACCGAAGCCCGTGAGCAGATTACAAATGAAATCCGCGAAGAATTTGCTGGTCGTTACACAAACGATAAAGAGCAAATTGTAGAAGCAATGGATAATATGTTGACTGATGCTATTAAGCAAGAGGTCGAAGAATTTGCCCATGATAAAGGTGCATTAGTTGAAGCACGAGTTCAGTATAAACAAAAAATGCAAGAACACGCAGAAGTACTGGATAAGTTTTTAATGGATGCATTAAAGAAGGAAATAACCGAACTCCGTGAGGATCGGAACACCCAAGGCACGAACTTCAAAAAATTAGAAGGTTTTGTCTTGAAACAGTTAACAAAAGAGTTGAATGAATTCCATACAGATAAACAATCTGTTGTAGAACAGAAGGTTAAACTGGTTAAGGAAGGAAAACAACTTTTACGTAATACAAAGGCTAATTTTGTTAAGAAGGCCGCCGAAAAAGTAGAGAGCATTGTTGAAAGCACGCTCAGAGGAGAAATTGGTTCCTTGAAAGAGGATATCAAATCAGCCCGAGAAAATGCTTTTGGAAGAAAAATGTTTGAAGCATTTGCGGCAGAATTTATGACAAGTCACTTAGCTGAGGGGACAGAAGTTAAAAAACTGTCTCACAAACTTAAAGACATGGAAGGACAACTTGAAGAGGCGAATGTATCAATTTCGGCTAAACAAGTAGAAATTTCAGAAGCACAAAAACAAGCTCGTATTGCAGAAGGTATGCAAGCACGAGATAAAATGTTATCAGAATTGTTGACACCTCTTTCTAGAGATAAGAAAGAGATTATGGAAGATCTGTTATCAACAGTACAAACAGAAAATCTTAAAAGACAGTATGAAAAATACTTACCAACAGTTCTTAATGAAAATGTTAAAAAAGAAGCAAAAAGTACCGCTTCCAAAAAAACATTAAAAGAAAATGTACAGCCAAAAGCTAGAGCACAGAAAACTGTGATAACAGGTAATAAACCCATCCATGTATCCCCGGAAACGACGGACGCACAGGTTGAGATTATTAACCTTAGAAAACTAGCAGGATTATAATTTTTAAGGAGAATTAATTATGGCAGACGCACTATTCGAGTCCAACTGGCAACCGACTAAGGACGCTCTGTGCGAGGGACTAGAAGGCAACAAAAGAACAGTAATGGAAACCACATTAGAAAATACACGTCAAGCACTGATGGAGACAGCAGGCGCAGGCGCAACTAATGCAGGTAACGTTGCTACTTTAAACAAAGTTATCCTTCCTGTTATCAGAAGGGTAATGCCTACTGTTATCGCAAACGAGCTAATTGGTGTACAACCAATGACTGGTCCAGTAGGACAAATTCATACTCTGCGTGTAAGATATGCAGATACAGATAACGGAGCAACCGCGGGTGAAGAAGCATTGAGCCCATTTAAGATTGCTAACGCTTATTCTGGATTACCAGGCGGAAGTGCCGCCCCTAGCGCCACAGGCGTTATGGAGGGTATTCCTGGTAATAAAATGTCAATCCAAATCTTGAAGCAAACAGTTGAAGCGAAAACTCGCAGACTGTCCGCTCGTTGGACTTTTGAAGCATCTCAGGATGCCCAAAGCCAGCATGGTATTGATGTTGAGGCTGAAGTAATGGCCGCTCTTGCACAAGAGATTACTACAGAGATCGATCAAGAAATTATCGGTTCTTTAACAACTTTATCAGGAACAGCAGTTGACACATATGACCAAGCCGCTGTTTCAGGTACAGCAACTTTTGTTGGTGACGAACACGCCGCATTAGCAGTTCTGGTAAACAGAGCCGCTAATATTATCGCCGCACGTACAAGACGTGGAGCAGGTAACTGGGTAGTTGTTAGTCCTTTTGCATTAACAATACTTCAAAGTGCAACAACTTCAGCGTTCGCAAGAACAACTGAAGGTACTTTTGAAACACCAACTAACACAAAATTTGTTGGAACTTTAAATAGTTCAGTTCGTGTTTATGTAAATCAGTATGCCGCAGATAGCGCCGCAGTACTGGTTGGTTATAAGGGCCCAGGTGAAATGGATGCCGCAAGTTTTTATTGCCCATACATTCCGCTGATGAGCTCCGGGGTTGTACTTGATCCTGCAAGCTTCGAACCAGTCGTTTCATTTATGACACGTTATGGTTATGTTGAGCTTTCAAATCAAGCTTCATCCTTGGGTAACGCCGCTGACTACTTGGCAAATATTGCCGTTACTAACGCAAACGTTAAGTTTCAGTAAACTGTTACTTTATTGGTTACAAAAGGGTATATCTTCGGATATACCCTTTTTTTATGATAAGTATTATTGCCCAAAAGGGTTTATGGGGTACACCCACCCCGTAGTTGGATAGAACCACAAAGGAGAAACAAATGGGAAGACCTATTAATAAAAGACACTTCGGTACCCCTGATTCAGGTCTCGATTTTAAAGTAAGATATCATCATGGTTCAGAAGCCGATGGTTGGATTGTTAAACAAGTTGGCTCTAAACGTTTTAAGTGTACAAATAAAGCCGGTAATGATTATACCTGTGTATTAGTAGACAAAAACGAAGGAGCTTTAGCATTAGGTGAAATGTCTATCAGTATTAAAGATAGTGCAGATTCAAATGCTATTAAGCAAGTAACAAAAATTACAGGTAGACGAG